CTGCATCGCCTGGGGTTGCACCTGCTGGGCAAACAGCCCAAACGTAACCGAATCGCATAATTCCAGCCGTTTCTGTTTCGTCATATTGAACCGCTCCGGTATTCGCAGCGCCTTCTCTCTCAAGAGAACGAATGCTAATGCCAAGATAATCAGCACCGCCAATAACTGCCTGTTCGTCAGGGTCAGTGCCTCGGCTTACGGCAATACCAAATGCCATACCTGCAACCGTCTCAACGCTACGAGAAACAATGTCGCACGGTGAAAGTGCGTAGACTTGACCGGCGTACGCTACAGGTTGATTAATATCGTATGAAGTTTGCGCGCTCATTATTTAGACTCCGTTTTTTTCCAGGCTGATTTTGAATCAGAAATCATTTTTTCCCGCGCTATTACATCAGCGGGTCTATTATCTACATCAGTTTGCTTTTGCTGGCTAATCAATGCTTGTGTAATTCCATCATTTAGCTGAGTATCATTTGATGCCTCAACCAGCATGTCAAAACGGGCATTAATGTAATCGGCTGATACATCATCGACTTTTACATTGGCACATTTTGCTGATACCACTTCTTTTTTTAGCATGTCTGAGCTTTTGCCATCCCAGACAATTGAATCGTCAATTTTTCTCAGCGCATCAATAAGAGCCAGTCTATCGACAACTAGCGCATCAATTTGATTTGGATCAAGCACTTTTGAAAGTGCATCATCCAATTTAGCCTGTAATTCATCAGCTTTCGCATTTGAATCACTCAAGTTCTTTTCAATCAATAAATCTTTTTCAGCTAATGCCGTATCAGATTCTTTGATTTTATCAGTTAGCTTAGAAATAGCCTGCGACACCTGGTCACTCACTTCAAAACTAACGCCGTCAATAACCACTGTTTTATCAGCCATTTTTTCGCCTTTTGGTTGGTTTAAATTATCAGCTATTCTACACGAAGAACCGGCACGGCCTCGATCAACAATAGCAATGTGATTCCCTCTAATATTTTTTTGCACAGCATCAAACTGTAGCCCTGATTCTGTTACACCGTCTTGTAAAATTATGTCAGCAAGATAGCCGTTAGATACCTCAACCTTCCCGCTTTCAATTCCCTTTATTGCATCTTCGTCGGTAATGTTAAGCGTGGCATTAATAAAATCGCCATTTCTTGAAATATCAGAACCAGCCATGCCTACAGTGAAGCTTTTTGAATTTGAAGCGTTGACTAATTCGGGAGGGTGTCCGTCGGTTACTGGTTTGTTGGAGAAGCTGCTTAAACTTTCAGGATGGAATACCTCATCTTCTGAACGGAAAACCTTGATTATTTCGTTTGGTTTTCTGTCGGTTAATCCAAGCTCTAAAGCGGTATATTCTTGAATGCCAGTCCTGCCAATGGTAGCCGGGACGGTTAAAAATCCCTCAGGCGTATATTTTCGTTCTGTCGATAAATTTAACCGATCAATTATGAGCATAATTTGAGAGATGTTTGTATTTATGAACTATATACAAGCATTTTAGTTGATTGTCAAATTATTGGCGGTTTATTAGTCATAGATTTTGACTCTTGGTGAAAATGACGCACGTTTTTTTTTATTTGTGCGTCTAAAGGTGATTTATTATTTTGTAAATTGAGTTAATCGTATTGAATCAGCAAATTTTATAAGGTCCTCTTTAACTGTTTCATAAATATCTTTGTAATTCCTTTCAAGTTGCATGTATTCTTTAATTTTTGCGGTTGCCAATCTTTCAGCCAGCATTAATTCGCTTAATTCATAGATGCTCATTTCATCTCTTATCTTTGGATGTTTTTGAGCCATTAGGCCAAGCGCTTTATACGCTGCATTAGTAATATGCTTATAATAAAATTTAGCCGACTTGCTACCCTGATTTGTCGCATATTGAACAAAATCTTTAATTGCGTCCGTCTCTTCTGCCCTTGCTGATTTACCAATTAATCTTGATGAGTTCCATTCAATATCAGACTTGTTTGTTTCAACTTTTAATAAGCGGCGCTCCATGTCGTAGAAAGCGTTATTAAATACCCTTTGCCATTCCCTTGCTTTTTTTGAGGTTAATCGCATCGCAACTAGACTAAAAAACTCTCTATTCATTAAATAAATATCGAAATCAGTACCTCTATAATGACGGGATTCTTTATAGTATTTTTCAGTGGTTAAGGCTGATTCATTTATAGTCTTAATGTCAGGGTATGTCTGTAAAGTTTTTTCAATACTTCTAACAAAAACACCATGAACCATTCCAAACTTTCTAGCCACTAAATGACTGTCAACCCACAGCTCTTTGTTATTTACTTCTATTAAATCATTCATAACAACCTCTTTACATTAATGAGGTTATATTATACCATAACTTAATCAGATATTAATAATACCTTGAGCCACGCAGCGACAAGAAATTTCAGAACCTGGATGCCCAGTACTAGGCGGATCACTCCACTTGAACGTTTTACCATTATTTTCAACATGAGAATCTCTCACCCGGTCATCGCCCGCAGTACGCCAAATATATTCGGTAATTCCTAGATTAGTTTGGCGCTGTTTATTAATGACCCCATTAAGCTTTGACGTTTGATCTCTGGCTATTAACTTGGCTCTGCGCTCTGTAACGCCATATATATTGATTATTTCACTAATCATCGAACCGACTGTATTGCCTTGTGTTGTAGCATTGAATACCAGCACTTCCAATCTTTTAAAATATTCTTCCGGTATTGACTTTATTAAAGCGACATTCTGACGTGTTGCACCGACAAGAATATCCTGCAATCCTTCGTTCTGAACAATCGTCGATAAATTGACACCAACGACAGATTTCATTGATTCATTAAAGCGCCGCCGATTCTTCTCTTCGACATCACCCGTAAATGACTTGGCTATAACTTTCGCGTGTGCATCTGCATTCTCGAAACGCTTACGCAACGCCTCAAACATGGCCTCGAGTCTTTCTGCATACGAATCGGCGACAAATTCAGGTTCAAGGCGCTTTAGCAATGGGATTAATGTTGCATTGGTTGCCTGTTTTAAATCATTGGTGATTGATAGCAATGCATTACGATAGCGCACTTCTGGGCTTTTTGCCGACTTGACTAACCGGCCTTTGCGCTGCCGGTCATTCTTAAGCTTGGCTGAGGTTTTAAGTTTGACTTGGGTGGGTATTGGAATTAATGGCATTTTGTTTTTCTTTGACCAGTAAATTTGATATTACGCTTTTACCGCGCAACTCTGCGAACATTTCAACACGTTCTTTAGCCAGTTTATATATTTCCTTGTAATGTAAACTATCGATCATCCCATCGCTTAAGGCTTTGCTAACAATATGGTCTGCATTTTGTATTGTTGACAAATCGGTTATTCCTAGCACATTACGTAAATTAGGATATTTTCGCTCAACTATAAACAAAGCTTTATTTTCCATTGTTGATAGATTTGAGTAATACATATCACAGCCTTTTTCACTACCGCCTTGTCTTTTAGCATAGTCAATAAACTTTTGAATGACATCGGTTTCAATTCTTCTTGCTATTTTCCCTGAGTTTCTTTGCTCTAACCATTGAGCATTAGATTGATTGCTCGCTATCCTTGAAAGCTCTAAGCGCATTTTAAAGAACTCTTTTATAAGTGTCTCTTTAAAATTAACAACAATCTCGCTATTTTTCATTAACGTGATTAAAAACGTTGCTTGTAGCTCATTTAACTCATAATATCTTGTTGGCTTACCACTTCCTTTTGCTTTTTTTTTCCGCACTTCAAGTGCGGAGAATGCGTCTCTTTTTATGTGGCTATCAAGTAACTTCATAACCGCTCTATGTTCAGTTCCTACACCTTCTGATACAATAAGTGTGGTAGTAAATGCGTGACCGGAACTATCCAGTTGAACTAAATTTTTCATTTGTGTTACCTATCTGGTTGTTGGAACCTGTATTGTAACACATTTACGCATTTACTACTTTATCTACTCATCATCAACACTTCTGTTTTCATATCAATCTCACAAATCATAAAAATAAAGCACTATTAAAAATTGTATTAATTAATATATATAGATTAGTTTTTAAATTTTTATGATTTATCCACTCATCATTTTTATAGTGCATTTCAAATGCAGTATAAATTTTAAATCGACGCAAAAACTCATAGTTAAAGCACCATGGATAATATAACTTTTATAAAAGTCAACTTATAGATGTAATTTTAACTAATGGGTTTATTTATATTTTAAATACATGGGTTATAGCATATAGGTTCAAATTACAACTTAAAATACATAAGTAATCATGTATGTATTTAGATTACAATTCAAACTACATGACTATTCACCTACTCATCATCAACACCAGAACCCGCACCCATATCATCGACACTGCCACTATCAAACTCTTCGAGCATTTCAATATCATCATCGGTAATATTCGTGTAAGTTGAAGATTGTTTTAATTCCTTTGCCACTGCAGCTTCCGTTATAACATCCCTATCCAGATACAAAGCATCACGTTCAGCATTAATTTTTTGCATCTCTGAAAGTTCTTTATCCGTCATCTGGAATAATGAGTTAAATTGATAGCTCATATCCATATCTTCCGGCATACCAAGGCTTAGCCGCATAATCTCGTCAAAATAATCCAGCTTCGGTTTGTACTTGCTTATCTGTGCTGCTCTGACAGTATCATAATAATTTTTCATGTCGCCCACACCGGTGGCATTTAGCCCAGATGCAGACGAGCCTAACAGGCGTGTGGCTGGGATGTCACTAGCTGCTGACAAGAATAGCGCATATTTACTCAGCAATTCATGCAACCCGGCAAAGGTATTCGTCTTAGTGCTAAATTCATCACTACTATCCAGCACAAGCATGTTGTTAAATGATTTCAGCATCCCGGTTAACGTCAATCGCTTCCTGAGCGTCTTTTCACCATCTGCCGTTTGCAAATAATTAAACAAGCCATTCACTTTCAATACATCAACATTAGTTTCATACACCATTGATGCTGCGCTATCAGAGGTTGTATTGAAATTTGTTATGGCGTCATACAGACGAGATAAAACCGAATCTGAGTTGTAATCATTACGCCTAAACTCATCGAATGGCAGCTCCACACCATCGAATCTCAATACACGACTATGATGAATGACAGTGCTTGTTTCAACAAACCGATAAAACTCAGGCATACCAAAGTTTCTATTAAGCGGGTCTTGAATCGGTATAACCTCTGTTTGATTAACCCTGTGCCTGTCAATTGACTTGATATGCTTAAGTGAGCCTTCACTAATCCTTGAAAACTCTAATGGCTTGTCTGGCGTTTGACCGTCGTCGATTGCCATAACGATGAAAGCTGTGCCATAAAGCCTGGCATATTTATGAGCTGTCGAGAAATTACTCCTTAAATCAAGCCTATTTTCCTCATCATCAAGAATTTTAATACTATCCGGCTCAATATCTCCGACAAACTTTCGCCATTCCCTGGTCATATCCTCAGGAATAATATCGACTATTTTCCCGGCTAACCAATCGGTCCTGTATAACGCGTCAAGTTCAGACCTATTCCCTGCCAGTGACAGTTGTTTTTTGTTGACGAATCTTGAATGTGATCGCTTATCCTGCTCGGTGCCAAGCTGTGCGACTAGATTCTCTAGGCCATCGCTTAGCTCGTCATCAGTTAATATCTTTGCTTTTTCAGTAGTCATTTAATTGCCTATCGATCCGCTTGACGCTGTAAAATACATATCCCTAACCCAAACGCCAGTGGTATCAGTTAAATTTGTTATAAAAACTTCTATATAATCATTTTGAGCTAATGTTGCAGAGGCAGATATTGATAATTGTACTGGAACATTTATAGCTGTTGTTGTTGTCGGCACACGTCCACCAATAACAACACCATTTTTTGCTATTTTCACAGCGATATTTTTATCTGCAATGGCTGTGCTAATAGATAAATTAGCTGTTATTTGGTATCTGGATGATTCTGCTTTGTCATGAGTGATTCTGTTACTTGATAGCGTAGTATTGAAATTACCGTCGTCAGTGGTTGTGCCTAACACTTTAACATACGACCCGGCCCCGCCAATAAGCGTCAGAAGTCCGTTTAATTCCATAAAAACACTGCCATAAGCCGGTGCAGGCGTTGCCACTAATTCGCCATCCGTACTATCTGCCGGTGCTCCTACTGATGTTCTTAAATCCCCGTTCAAATCCTTGTATAAATAAAGTCCAGCAATAGACAATCCACCATCTGTAAAACTACCAGCTCCTGTAGCGTTGCCCACCTGTACATGTCCACCTGCCGCCCTAAGAAATAATCTTGAATTAGATCGAAGTTCAGTATCGGCCCCGTTCCCACCAATATACCGAGTCGTCGTGCCCAATTCAATTCGGCCATTATTGTTCGGTTGAAGAGAAATACCGGCCTGGCCATTATCTGTTTTAAAATCTGTTTTATCTGAGTAATGATGAATGCTATTAGTTGACTCAGAGAATGTAGAAATAACAAATGATTCGCTGCTGTTATTTGTCCAGTTTGCCGGTGTAAAAGAGCCGCGGTTATCTTTTATTGAAATTGATTTTGCACCAGCATCAGCAATTAAAATTTTGCTTCCACCAGAAAAGTCCTGAACATTATTATTTAAAATAATAGTGACATTTGAGTTTGATTGAATCGAGAATACAGTATTAAATGCATTTAATGCTTGAGATATATTAAAGTGATTCCTGAAAATAGTTACATTTAAAGCATCTACCTCAATAACATTGATCCCCATTGGAAAAGCGTCTGAATACTCAAACCAATTTCCCTCCACAAGAGCTGAATGAGCAGTTTTTGAAGCACCTGACACTAGAAATCTTAAAACATAATCAGGCTTTGACGCTGCACTATCGGCCTGGAATACATTCCTGACAATTCGGCAATTATCAGCACCGTCAAGCATGAGCTGGCCTGACGAGCCACCGGTAAAATAACAGTCTGTTATTTCCAGTTGATTAACATCAACAACCCTAACAGCATTTCCTGAAATGTTAACGAAAGCGCAAAATTCAACAGTAAAAGACCATGAATGTTCGCTTGTTAATACCAATCCATCAGAAGTGAATGCCCCCTCATTACCATCAAGTCTTATTCGTCTAATTCCGCAAAAAGGATTAGCTGCAGTGATAATTCCGCCGGTAAGATTCCCATTAGCCTTTAGAATAGAGTTGATACTATATCCTGTACCGACAAGCCAGCTTCCATTTCTTAATGTCAATGTACCAGTAAGAAACACCCCAGACGGTAGAAATACCTCACCACCACTTGATGCATCTATTGCAGCCTGTATGGCTGCCGTGTCATTCGTAACACCATCACCAACCGCACCAAAATCACGCACATCTACGGTTATTTGTTGCCCTCCACCACCTTCTGCAACTGGTGGGTATATTCCAGTAATCCTGTCATACGCTGCATCAAGTGAACTCATAATAGATTTTCGGTAAACATGGTATCGTTAAAAACAAGTAAATCCTCAACTGCGTCCATCGTTGGATCAATCTGGTCGTCGTGTTTATGATTCATAAGGGGCGTGAATTTGCTGAACTCGGTTGTGTAATCATAAACCCACTCTGTGTTTTTCGGCAAATGAATATAACCTGATGCGAAGTATTTAACTACGCCTGTTGCTCTAAATACTTTATCTTTGTTTCTTTGTATTGCTTCAACAGGAATTAGATGATCGCGCTGTATCGATTGAATTAACGAACTTCCTGAGCTCTTATCTTCAATTTTTACCACCTGAGCGCCCATTCTTTTGAATTGCGTGGGTCGGTGCTTATTCCAGAAATTGATTAGCATGGTTTCAAGCTCAGGGGCTTCCCATTTTCCCCGGCACTGGTCAACCAAAAACAACCCTTTGCTGTGTGAACGCCCCCAAAGTTGGAATACGCTGTAATCGTTATGCTCTGCTGTTTTCTGAGCTGTATCGCCATATATTCGCATCAAATCAATATCAGGCGGTAGCACATCGTAATAATTCCAGTATTCATCTTTGAACATACCCCCACCTGCTGGGCTTGGTGCTTGCATGTATTGACCGGCGAACACATAAGGATCAGATTTTTCTTTTCGTTTTAAGTCATGCTTTGGGAACTGATCCTCCCAAAATGACTCGCCATTATCATCAATAGCCGGAATATTTAAGTGGTCCCAATGCTCATTATTACCACCGGACAACAAGAACCCGGCCAAATCCTCCTCATGCAACCGTTGCTGCACTATCACTATTGGGGTTGATATGCTGTTTTTTCTGCTCTCCATTGTTGTCGAAAACCAGTTAATTATATTAGTTCTAATTGTTTCGCTAGCCGCCTCACCAGGTTTTAAAGCGTCATCAATTACGATGGCACCCTTGAATTTATCACCCATTCCACCAGCACCGCGCCCAGTTATTGAACCCTCTGAACCGGTAGCATAGACCACGCCACCTTGCTCGGTTCTAAATTCATCCTTTGCAGATGAATCCTGCTTTATTTTTACATTTGGAAATATTTGAGAATAGGCATCTTGCCGCATTATCTCTCTGACACCATAAGCATTATTGGCTGCAAGCCTCTTTGAATAACTGGCATGTATCCATTCTGAATCGGGAAATATACCTGTAGCCCATGATATAAAGCCCTTCACAATTATCTCGGTTTTACCACTCCTGGGCGGCATAGTGACAATTAACCTGGTTATTTTGCCTAGCAACACCAGCTCTAAAGATTCGCAAATTAAATCAATATGGTAATTATCTTTCATCTGAATTCCATGAGATGCTTCAAACATCGTATTAACGTATGTTTTTAAACTCGACAAACAATCAGCGCGTTTTTGGCTAATTATTTTCATGAATTAATTTGTGTATTTATTTGGCCGCTTATTTATTGGGATTTTCGGCAATGGTTTAATTACTATCCGTGGCATTAAAGGGCTGTCTTCACCAATATAGCCTAACCTCCATTCACATACTTCGCATACGTATTTACCGCCTCGCCAATATTCCTCATCAATTGACGCCTTTAGTGATAACTCTTTGTCCATATAAACACCGACAATATAGCTATGCCTCTCTCTATCTCCCAATCTGTAAGCATGTACTGTATAAATTTTATTACTAATTGGCATGTTTTCGTTCCAGCGCCGCTACTACAGAACATTGTAAATCATCTGCATTGTTCTGCTGCGCGTTAGTGTTATTAATATTAACGCTATTACCCTTCTCAACCACTCCCAGCGCTTCACCCGCTTTATTGAGCGTTTCCTGTACAAACTTATGCTCCTGATGTGACGTATCTTCGTCCACTTTTTTCATCATAACCGATGCATTTTTAAGCGTTGCATGATGAATAAATCTAAGGTTTTTAACCTGTTCCTCCACTTCTGCATTGTGAAATCCCAATTCCTGGGAATTTAATTGCGATTTTTCGGCTATAACCTGCACGTCTTTAACTATCAGTTTGTGATTTTTACCCTTCTCCCAGCCCAATGTTTTAGCCTTTTTAGCTATTGTGCTCCTCTCAATTCCCAATTTATCCGCTATGAATTGAGGATTTTTCCCACCCTCAAACATAACCTTAGCCTCATCCCATTTTTTTTGCTTAATTGCCATTTTTCTTCCTCATATCATCAAACAACTCTCCAGTTGTTTCCAGCATTGCTTTTTTACCTGTTATTTCTTGCCATCTATTAACAATAACATCCACATATTTTTCTGATAGTTCCATCCCATAACAATATCTCCCTGTCTGCTCTGCCGCTATAATTGTTGTTCCACTACCCAAAAACATATCCGCAACCAGCATTTTGTGTTGAGTACTGTTTTTAATACAGTTCTCAACTAAAGCAACAGGTTTCATTGTCGGATGTAAATCATTTTTTAATGGTTTGGGAATATCCCAAACTGATGATTTATGTTGCCCATTACCATAAAACTTATGTTTTTTTGACCATCCGTACAAAATTGGCTCATGCTTGTAGTTGTAATCTGAACGTCCTAGTACGTGATTATTTTTGTTCCAAATTATGCAATGTCTCAAAGGGAATCCATGTTCATTCATCATCATCATCATCAGAAACAAATCACCTCCCTGCGGACTTGCTATGTAATAACTCGAATAATCAGACAAATACTGTGACCACAACGAAAACACATCAGCCCATAGCTTGCCTGTTTGCTCAAGTGTTAAATGATCATTCTCTATGGGCGTTTGGTTTATATTCCCTTTATCTACTGCATTAAGGAATTTATTTTTATCAGCGTATGAAACACCATAAGGTGGATCACTGAATATCATGTCGATCGTTTTCCCATTTAAAACATTTTCAACGTCATCTGAAGAGGTTGAATCACCGCACATAACTCTGTGATCACCTAACAACCATATATCTCCACGATTGCTGGCAGTTTTACCTTCCAATTCTTTGATTTCGTCAATTTCATTTTCATTAAATTCTGGCTCAATAAACAACAAGTCATCTAAAAACTCAGAGTCAAATCCGATTAAATCCAAATCAAAGTCAAAGTCATCTAATTCCTGTATTTCAATCTTTAATAAATCAATATCCCAGCTAGCATTAAGTGCCAATTGATTATCAGCTATAACATAAGCTTTTTTCTGTGCTTCTGATAACCCAGACAATCTAATGCATGGAACCGACTCTAACCCTATTTTTTTTGCTGCATCTAACCTGCAATGGCCAGCAATTACACCATTTTTATCATCTATTAAAATTGGATTAGTAAAACCAAATTCATTAATACTATTTACTACCTGGCTTATTTGCTCATCTGAATGAGTCCTTGAATTATTTTTATAGGGCAATAACTCATCAATATTTTTAACAAAAAACTGATCATGTATCATCTTTCAAATACGCCTCTATAGTTTCTTTTGCTGATTCCCACCCAAAACAGACTGTTGTTGCATAACTACGATCACCTAAATCCATTAACCATTCCACCTGGCTCTTTGTTAATTTACCCTGTGGTGTTGAATCCTTTGGCTTTTTTAGCTCTATAAATAACCCATGGAAGCCATTCCTGGCAATTGGTAAGAATATATCCGGCACACCTGATTTAACGCCCTCAGCGTTTAATTTTGCGGCTACAGCCTTATGTCTATGGCCTCCATTCGGAATTGCAAACATTAACTTTAGGTCAGGATAGATATACCCTTGTAATTTTGCCCACCTGAACAAAGCAGCCTGGTGTTGATGCTCAGTCATAATATCTCATCCGCAATGGTTATATCATCAATATCTACAGCCAAAAGATCAAATCCTCTGGAAATAATAACAACCCTTAAAAAATCATCTTCTCTTGAATCAATCATCGGTTCTGAAACAATAACCCAAATATCACTATTAAAAACACACTTTTTACCTACTAGCATCTTTATCCCCTTTGTTTAGTCGTGCGTAATATTCCCAAACAAACACCCCCTCAAAAGCATTTGCCCGAGCCTCTTCTATCGTAAAAAAAGATTCATTAACCAGCATTTCTATTTGATCAAAAAATAGTTTTAT